GCCTTTGCCATTTAGCGCTCCGCTGCCAGTTGCTCGCGCCAGCGCTCCCGCACGTTGCTGATATCCCAGGTCCCACGGTCACGCATCGCAGCGCCCACGGCTTCGAGCGCATGCATTGCCGCATCGTTTTCGCTCAGCCAGTGGCATTCCTGTACCAGCCGCGTCCCAATCCGACGAATGACCAGTTCTTCGTGGCGGTACTGCCAGCGGTCCCAAAGCTTCTGCAAGCTGTCGCCCGCCAGGCTAATGGCGAGCGACAGCACTGCCAAAGCAATGAGCACTGCCAGGATCGCCCCAAACCATGCAAATGGTGTCATTTGAACCCCCTCTAAAGGTCGTTTAAGCGCCCGTGGAACTGCCGTTATCGGCCGTCTGATCGGCGTAGCCCTGAGTGAACGACCAGATGTGAGCCTGCCGGGTCAACTCAATCAGCACGCCGTTGTCGATCTGGCCCACGATTTCCACGAGCTGGTCCTGGACTTCCGCCAGCGACTTGCCGTCCCGCTCTGCCTGGGCAAGCATCCGCGCAATTGGCTCCAAGACGCTCTGTTCAATCGCCAGGTCGGCCGCATCGGCAGCGGATTCGATCCGGGAATCTTCATCCAGCGCAACGCGCAGCTCATCCTGCGTCACAGCGGCAAACTCGGCGGCCTGAGCCTGGGCGGTCCGCGCAACGGGCAAGAGCGCGTCGGCGGCATCTGTTGCTTGCGGAATGTTCAGTTCTTCCAGCATTGCGCTACGCGACGGCCGGGCGCCCATGTTCGCCGCGATCTGGTAGGTTTCCGCCCGATCCTTCCCAGCGGCCGAAATCTCGAAAAATTCGAGTTCTGGCGAAGGAACGTTTTCGCCGAAATTGAGCGTGGTGATCCAGCGGAAGATCTTCGAGAAGCTCGCCGATGCGATATCGCGGTCGGAATCGTTGATGCTGCTTTGCCGCTTCATTGCCGTTTCCGTGGCCGCGCGGGCGCCAACGTTTTGCAGCTCGGCAATCATTGCCTGGCCCGTCAGGGCCTTCGACATCTCGCGATTCGATGCATTGATCAGCGCTTCCTGTGGAAGCATGGATCCGGTGGTGTTCGCAATCAGCAACTCCACCCCTGTACCTTCGGGCACCACGGCATAGCCACCGTCCAGCATTGCGGCAACGGCCTGTTCCAGTTGCGCCTGTTCTTCGTCAGTCGCACCCGGACCGTAGCGCGCCACCGGCCACGGCAGACCGTGCCGCTCGCAGAACTTCACGAAATGACGCCAGCCGCCAGTCTTGAACGTCCAAGGCCAGAAGCAGCTGGAAAGCAACGCCTTGCCGTAGGGGTTGGCCATCGTTGCCATGTGCCGGGACACGACAAAGCGATACGGCTCCACCACTGCACCCAGCGGGGCTGTCTGGCTCAGCAACATCAGCTCGGCATCGGGATTGAACGTGAAGCGCCTGTTGGGTCGATCGATCACCTGCACGGGGACCAACCAGCCATCCCAGACGTCCCACACCAACTCATGCACCCGGAAGCCACGGAAAATGGCGGACAGCATTTGCCACATGACTTCCAGCCAGTCCGCCGTGGGATTGGGCGCGAAATGCTGCATCCAGAGTTCGCACAGCTCGCGTGCCTTCATCGCCTGAGCATCTTTCTCGGCCCAGGTGACCACTCGATAGTCCATTCCGCGGAATTCGCCACGAATCGATCGCAGCTCGCCAGTCACGTGCGCATCGCTCAGGATGGACTCATAGACCGTATCGGCCATGCCCATCGATCGAAGGATTGGGTCCGGGTTCGGCAGCGTATGCAGGCGGCCAAAGAACTGCGGATCGCTGTCGGCCGCAGCGGCTTGCTGGCCCAGCACGCGGCGGACCGAGCCAACGAACTTATTGAGCATCTTGTTATTGAGGGCCATAGATATTCACCTTGCGTTTGCCAACGCGGATTTTTGGAATGACGTGTCCAAGGCCCGAGTAGGCAAGCATGAACAGGATTTGCAGCGCGTCGGGGCCGTCGTCATGGTCCGCCTCCGGATAGAAGCGCAGTTGCTCGTTGAAAACTGTGTGCCGCTGGTGTGACCTGATCGTGGCATTGGCAACGTGCGGCTGCATCGAAAGGATGCGCAGGTCTTTATCGTCGCCAGGCACGATGCCACGCGCCGGCACCGGTACGCCGCTCTGGCGGGAGCGCTTCACCAGTTCGTCTTTGAAAAATGCCTGGAATTGGACTGCCTCAACACCCCATACGAGGCACCGATACTCGGCCTGAAAGTCGGTGATGTGCTGGATCTGCACGTCTGGCAAGCGTCTTGCCACCAATGCCTCCACGACATCCAGAATGCCCGTTCGTCGGCTCAGGCCGCCTACGAGCGTTGCGGACGGATCTCGCCCCTTGTTTTGGCGTCCCAGCGATGGATCGTGTGAACCGAAGAAAATCCAGTCGTGCGCCGGCTGGACCCAGTACTGCAGCCCCTGGAACGGCGCGTTTTCATCGTTCGACGGGTCGTTCTGATACTCCGAATCGAAGGCGTGGTGGTCGTTCGCACGGATCTTCATCAACGCCAACAGTGGGCGCATGGACGGCCAGGAAACCACGGCGCCGCGATCCATCGCTGCCTTGTTCGACTCATAAAAGCGGTCGGCAGCGTCTTCACCTTCATTCAGGAACAGCTCTTCCCACTTTTGCCAGAGGTCCAGCCGATCCGGCCACTGTAGGATGGCCCGGAACTTCACGGACTCCCACATAGGACTGCGGTGCGTGCGGTTCGCAACGCTGTCGTAGTGCAGGATCGTATTGAGATAGAGAATATCCATGGATCCATCGGGCGGACCCAGTGGCATCACTACCTTTTTCAGCCAATTTTCGTTCTTGTCGCGCTGTGTCTTCTGCTGGACGTTCTCGTCATTCTCCAAGTCATCCAGGAACACCAGATCCGGGCGGTGCGCACCGTGCCGAATACCCCGCATCCGCTTGCCGGTGCCGAATGCCTGCAGCTTGATATCAGTAGCCGTCAGCGCGACACCGACGTTCCAGACGCGGCCCTTGCCCACATGCTCTGGGAAGTCCATTGCCAGGCGCGGATTGTCGGTCAGCTCGACCTTGATGGCTTCCAGCATCATCTGGGCCTGGTCCAAGCTATCCATCACGATGGGCATGAAATGCTTGCTCTGACGAATGATGCAGAGCAAAGCGAAGACCTGCGTTACCAGGGTGGACTTGGCTTCGCCGCGAGGCGCGGAAATGTTGATGCGCTTGCCTCGCGGCGAGTCGATCCGGCTTGGCAGGTTGTCGAAGCACCAGGTGTGGAACACCGAGGGTTCGGCGCTGTTGCGATAGTGCGGAAAATACGTTTCAAAGAAGAAGCGATAGTCCCCGCCGAGCACGCGCAAACGGCGCTCTGCACGCGCGTCTTCGCCAGGCGAAAAGCCGTCGCACTCGGCTTCAATGAGGCGCCGCTGATCGTCCGTGAATGCCGCAAGTTCCTCCAGGAACTGTGTGACGGCTTTCGTGCTCTTTGCCATGATTTACGGGGTCTAGCTGTGCTTTTTCGCAACCTCCTGGCCGAACCGCTCCAGGATCTCGATATAGCCAGCGTGTTGCTTCGGATAGTGGATCTGGATGAACTGCGACAGGTCTTTCAGAACGTCCATGGCGACTGACAACGTGGCGAGCTTCGGATTCGAGCGGCCAGCGGCATTGATCACCTTGATAAGACTGTCCGACAGGCGCGCAATGATGTCGGCCTTCACCACCGGCTGCAGGCTCTTGTTCGACTTCAGCTCTTCCAGGGTGGCGAGAAACTGAACATTCATCTCTTCGACCACCTGAGCCGTCAGTTCTTCGACGTTGCCTTTCGACATCCGCTGTGCAGACCGTGAGATGTCCCAGTCGTCGCCGGCCGCCTTGGCCGCACGCTTCCAGTTGCGGGCGGTTTGATAACTGACATCCAGGGCATCGGCCGCAGTCCGCAGCGGCATGCCCTGGACGTACTTCGCCCGCACCTGATTGCGTGTGTGCTGATCGTGCGCCATGGATCAGCTGCCCCCGCGCTCGCCGAAGTAGCGAATGACTTCCACCAGCGCCGTCATCGCGCCCCCCGCGATACCACCGAGGCTTGCCGTCTTCACCATCAGCTTGCCGTGGTCACCTTCGAGGCGCGTAACGCGGCCTTCGAGGCCATCAATGCGTTCCGTTACAGCTTCCTTGAGGTCATCGATACGCTGATTCGTGGTTTCCTGGCCTTTGTGAACCATGTCACGGATGCCACGCAGTTCGCCCTGGATGTTGCCAAGCGCCAGCAGTACCTGGCGGTTCATTTCTTCGTCATTCATCGACCATTGCCCCGGTGTCGTTTCTCAAAATGCGCTTGGCACGGTGTGCAGCGCGTTGCGTTGGGCACCAGCTGGCGCCGCATCTCGGGGATGGAATTGCCGCAGTCGGCGCAATCCCCTGAGTTCTCTGCTTCCCTGTCCTGCAATGGCATGAGTGCGGCCCGCGCCCTTGCAATGCCAGCCTCGCGATCGGCTTCTTCCAGTCGCTGCGCCAGTTCCATCTGACGCTCATTCATTTGTTGGGGTCTCCAGCTCTTCGAGATAGCGCATGCAACCACTTGGCATCACCTTCCCGTAAGCCAGCAAGCCGCAGAGCTGCGCGGCCAGCCGGTGATAAGCCAGCGTGACGTCACGGTGATTGGCCTCCAGGTCTTTCGGCTTGCCCGACAGAGGCTGCGGAAGGATTTCCGGTGCCACTGTCAGGTTGGGCGGCGGCGGGGTTGGCGAAGGGGCCGGCATTGGCGTCACGCCAGCGCTGCAGGCGGTCAGCAGGCAGCTCAAAGTCATCAATCGAAGCGTGCGCATCGTCGCGAGCCTCCTGGTTCAATCGTTGGTAGAACTGATCGGCCTTCTGCACCGCGCGAATCGCCGCCTTGCCGGTTGATTGACCGCGCTCAATGTCCTGGTCTTTGCGGCGAACTTCGGCTTGATACCCGTGCTGTACGGCTGCTGCGTTCGCTACGGCTGCCGTTGCCTGACCGCTGCTACGGCCGATCAGGTAGGCAGCGCCGTGCGAGACGACCAGGACGAGCACAAAGCACAGCGCGGGGATTAGCCGCAGGCGATCGGTAGGATCGATGGCGGGCGTCATACGGTGCAGCTCCCATTGCCCCAGCCGGCTCGCACGTAAAGCGGTTCATGCCGCAGCAGGATGCGACGCGGATAGTCGACGTTTTCGCGCTGGTTGGCAGGGTGAATGCCCGGATTCAGATCGCACGTCACACCCAGGCAGCGCTGGGGCTCTGGCGATATCGCCTGGCGCTTATAGACCCATCCGAGGCCGCCGTTGTAGCCCGACAAGGCGAACGCCATGCGCTCGCAGTGGTTGGCCGCCTTCACGCGGTCGTAAAGGAACTTGTCGTAGGTGACCAAGGCGCGAATCGCCCAAGTGGGGTTGAACGGCTCATTCGGCTTGAGGGCCACATAGGCGCCGCTGATCCAGCTGGCCGTGGCTGGCATGAACTGCGCGAGACCTTGGGCGCCTACATGGCTGCGCGCATCGGCTTGCCAGCGGCTTTCCTGGTGGATCTGTGCGGCGAAGCTGGCGACTGGCGCTTCCAGGCCCCACATAAGCTGTGCCTGGCGCCGCAGCTCCAGCTTGTACCGCGCAGCTTCGCCTGGAATCTGCGCGTTTGCTTTGGGCGCTACGAGGGCCAGCAGGACCATGCAAGCCAGCACGAACGCGATGGCCAGCTTCGCAGCCTCGTACGCGGCATCGAGCACGAACATGAAGAGCGTGCGGCGCAGGCGTTGACCGCACGACAAGTCCGCCCAGGTGCGGGTGTGCCAGGGCTTCATGCTGCCAGTCCCACGCAGATCAGGCTGGCTGCCACAATGATTGCCCGCCGCAGGCATGTCGCTTGGAATCCATCGGTGCAGTAGCGACCTTCCACCTCGCAATCGCCGATGAACTCATGCGGCCGGGCGTAGGGGAAGATCATCCGATCGAGCCAATAGCCGCCCCAGCCGCCAAGCGACATGAGGTGAGCCTTGTAAAACGTGATCGAAAGAAGCGCCTCCGATTGGCGCGTGGAATAGGCCAAGACCGCCAGCAGAACGCTGACGACCAGCCAGAGGCTGAGGCGCGGGGCCTTGATGCGAGAAACCTTCACAGAGCACTCCGAAAAAACGGGGTGCGCTTGTGATGGTGGCACCCGTAACCTGGCCTGCTCAGGTTACGGGGCGAGTGACTTTAAAGCGTTGTGAAACGTTTCACAAACTCTGTTTGCGGTACTGCGTCGTTAGCGACTGAAGGGAGAGACGTCACCCCTACGAAACTTCCCAACAATATTGGAGGTATTGGTGTAAAGCAGTGAGCCGTCCCTCGCAATGATTGCGCCGACAGCCGTTCCTTCGAATCGAAAGCCAAAGAACCGCTCGCCGGTATCGCTATATTTGTCGGTGAAGATCGTGTACTTCATGGCTTGGGGCTGTCCCCAGTCATTGTCCGTGGGCTTTGCATCAAACACGAGCACAGTCCCGTCGCTGCGGACTTCCCACTTCTGCCAGGACCACAAGTACTGGGCATCAGCGCGAATTGGCTCGGTGTATGCCCACGTTCCGACGATGAAAGCTCGTGCTGCATCGACGTCACTGATCTTTGCCGGGTCAGCCCTGCGCGCCTCACCCAAGGAATGCAAAGCAAAGGCGCCCGACATGAGCATCGCTGACAGCGTGAGTGCCAGCATTGCGGGACGGGAAATCGAGCGACCTTGTTTCTGCAGAGCCTCTTTCGCCCCCTCCCAGCGAAAGACAACTCGATAGAACGCAAAAGCAGAAAACAGTGAAAACAAGGCGGACGCCGAGGCAACGAAATAGCTAGGCATTGCGCTGCTCCCAATAGCTTTGCCAGCGAGTCATGCTATACGCCAGCGTGGTTCTCAATTCCCAAGTGGACATACCCTTGAGCATTTCGCGTTGGAAGGCGGCCTTTGTGAACTCCAAGATGGTCCCCCGTAGCCCCGGAACAATAGTCCACATCCGCAAAATCTGAGCAATCATTGCATCGGGCGAGAGATCGCGCCCAGCCGCGCAGTTTTTCCAACCCTGCAAAAACACTGTGGCTCGCCCGAACATTTCAGCGGTCATGCCCGTGACGCTCTTAACGCCGACGTGCGCATTGAGCGCTGCCCGGACGATCTTTGAGGACACTAGTCCGGATTCAGCCTGAACGACTTCGTCTGCCCATATCGCAAGCTGTGCTCGTTCTTCCTGGGTAAGCCTAGGCTCATGAGTTTCCGCGGCCTCTGAACCATTTGCCGCCTGAGGCAGGACATAGAGGATTTGCGTTACCGAAAAATCGCCTTGAACCTGCACATTGCGACTACCCGTGGCGCTCATAGCGCCATCAGACTGTTGAACCTTTGACTCCATTCCCTGCTACTCCCGTACAAAAGCACTTCGCCACGAATCTTTGTATGTCAATTGGACTGCATTTTACGCTTGCGCAAAATGCGCTGCTGGCCGCCGACCTGAGAGATCCCATGGCCGGTTGCGACCATGTTCCCGTGCCCCTGAACTTGCATGCCAGGCGATGGCTGAGATTCAGCGCTGCCTTTCGCATAAGCGGCAGCAGTCTCCGGTAAGAAAGCCGTAACCATCGCGGCGAGTTGGCTCGGCGAAACCGCCATCTTCGATGCCGAAACCATCGTGAACGCCTTTTCGACGGCCTGTTTCACGGCATCCAGAGGCACCCCCGCGCCCGTCGATCGGTTGCCCGTCACGATGTACTGAATGTCCACGCCAGCGCTCGAAACGGCATTCAAATACACGGCGTCAGGCGAACGTTTGTTTGCCTCATAGTTGCCTTGTGTTGTCTTTGTGACACTCGCAAGTGCTCCAAAGTCTACTTGGCTGAGGCCAATACGCATCCTTTCTTCGCGCAAACGCGCGCCAACGCTGGATTCCATAATTCCCTCTTGCGTAGGACAACGTTTGTTTGCTATTGTGCGTTCATTCGTTGTCTGCTTGATTATCAATTGCGGAGCAAATATGACAGGGCAAGAGGTGAAGCGCAAGCTGCGCGAACGTGGGGTAACCATCAAACAGTGGGCTGACGAACACGGTTACCCGTATGTGCTGGTTTCGCGCGTCATTCGCGGTGTGCAAAAGGCCAACTATGGCAAGGGGCACGATGTTGCGGTTGCGCTTGGGATGAAGAACCCCGAACGGGAGGCAGCATGACCGGAAAAACGATGGCGGTCGTTGCTTCTGCCGAGAAAAATCCCAACGTTGGGACTTTTGAAGTCAGCGAGGGTGCCGCGATTCTCGCCTCGAAAATTGGGCTCGATCTGAATGCCCCACGTGCGGTGCGCCTCGATCGGGCGGCCCACAATATGAACCTGTCGGCGCAGTACATGCTGGCTGCAGGGATCGACTTGCTCAGCCTGCGCGCGGAATGCGAACACGGGGAATTTGCTGATCTACTGGATGCCCATGGGTTCGCACGCATGTCTGCGTATCGAGCCATCTCATACGCACAGTTCGCGGGAAGCCTGCCCACAGCTGAGCGAGACAAGATTCTGGCGTTGCCTAAGACAAAGGTTCTGGAGCTGGCAAAGGCAGACCCTGAAGTCCTGCAGGACCTGTTCGAAAACGATGAAAAGTTCGAAGAACTAGCGGCGCTGTCCGTGCGCGATATGCGTGTGGCCATCCGCACGGCCAACGCCAAAGTCTCCGACTTGTCGACGCAGAACGAGACGCTGGAGCGCGAACGCGATCGCCTGAAGGAAGAATTGCGCCAGGTCCGCGAGGGCCGCGTGAAGACCGGCGGCCCGGTGCCCATCGTCGTTCAGGACATCCGCCTCGAATGCGCGGCGTTGCACAAGAAAGCCAGCATGTCGATCGAAGACATTGGCCGACTGGCGGCTGAGCAGCTAGCCAACGGCGCGGCGGAAGATGTGGAATGGAATGTCCCTGTCGCGCGTCACCTGTACGCCTCGCTGGCCTCCCTGCAGGCGATGGCAAGCGGCCTCATGTCGCAACTGCGCGACGGCTACGGTGCCGCCCTGGACGGCGAAAAGACCGTCCTGGACAACTTCAGCCCAGAGGAAGCCACGCGCTGTGCCCTGGAATACCAGGTCCTGATCAGCGAGCACGACCACGAAAAGCGTGCGCGCGAATGGGAGCGCGAAATGGAGCGCCCGCGCAGCGTGGGTCGCCCCAAGAAGCAACCCGGCAAGCCCAAGGGCTAAGCAGCCGCCCGACGTCAATCCATCAACACTGCCCCCCGGTGTGCCATGCGATCCGTACTAGCCTTGAAATCCGACATCATGACCAGCCAAGTTCCGGCTGCGCTAAACAGCGATCCGTGGCTGGTCGCCACTGAAGCTCAGCGCCAGACCGCCGAACTGCGCTTCCAGCTGATCGGCCCAGGCATCAAGCTTGTGCAGGCTGGCTCCAGCGTGAACAACGTTGCGGCCTTGCTTGCCGAGCGCCTGCAGGCCACCGACTCGGCCGTCCAGCGCCAGATGCTAGCCCAGCTCGGTGACGACGTACCGTCGCACAGCACGCTGAAGCGGTGGCTTGCCGCGTTCCAGCGCGAGGGCAAGGCGGGCCTGCTGCCCAAGCACACGGGGCGTGTCCGGCAGGACTATGGCTGGGAGCTGCGCGCCACGGCTCTGTACAACCTGCCCAGCAAGCCATCGTATTCGGCCGTATCGCTGAAGCTGCGCAAGGAGGGCTTTGACACCGCCTCCGAATCTCGTGTCAAGGCTTATCTGAAGTCGCTGCCGGCCACGCATGGTGAGAAGAGCCCCGCGCGCGTCGGCCGGCATCTCCACAAGCTGCGGCACCAGAAGTACCAGCCGCGCACCCTGGAGCAGATCAAGGTTGGCGACATCTACGCCGGCGACGGTCACGCGTGCGACTGCTACACCGCGCACCCAAACACCGGTGGTCTGTTCCGTCCGGAGCTGACGGCGTTCATCGACATCCGTAGCCGCTACGTGCCGGGCTGGTATCTGTCCGAGTCGGAATCGGCGCTGTCCACGGTCTTTGCGCTGTCCCACGCGATGCAGGTCCATGACCACATCCCGCTGTTCCTGTACCTGGACCGTGGTGCCGGCTACCGCGCAAAGATGCTCAATGACGAGGCAACCGGCTTCTACGGGCGCTTTGAAATGGATGTCATTGGCGCGCTGCCTGGCAACCCGCACGGCAAGGGCTGGATCGAGCGTTGGTTCCGCACCGTGCGTGATCATCACGACAAGTTCTTCGCGGGCGGCCAGGTCTATTGCGGCAATGACATGGCCGAGGAAGTGAACCGTCGCCTGTCCACGGACGTGAAGTCGGGCAAGCGTCAGGTCCCGAGCCTGGCCGAGTACGCAGCCAGCCTGTCGCAGTTCGTCCACGAATACAACCACACCCCGATGGACGTCCTGGACGGCCGCACGCCCGCCCAGGTGTGGGCATCGTTGGAGAAGAACCCCGTGGTGCTTGAGGCCGAGGCCATAGTCCGGCCACGCGAGAAGCGCACGGTCCGTCGCCAGATGGTCGAGCTGCACAAGCGCCAGTACTTCGCCAATGAACTGGCGCTGTACGACGGCAAGCAGCTGACCGTGGAATACGACCTGCACAACGATGGAACAGTCTGGCTCTTCGACGCCAAGGACCGCTTCGTGTGCCAGGCCGGATTGGTGCGCACCGTGGGCGTCGTGCCGCAATCGCGCCTGGACGAACAGCGCGAAAAGCGCGTCAAAGGCCAGATCAAGCGCCTGGAGCGCAAGGCCGACGAGGCCCGCGCCCGTGCCCAGGACAGCATCACGGTCGATCAACAACTGGAACAACTGCCCGATCTGTCGGCGCCACGCACCCCGGTGCGCCTGGCAAAGAAGACCGGTGTCGTCATCGACATTCTGAATCCCGACGAATAAGGACCCATCATGACCAAAACCACTCAGGAAGCCGTTGTGACGGCCATGCCGACCGACTGGGCTGATTCCTACAACGAGCAAAACCGGAAGGACGTGCTCGCCATCATCGGCCAGATCGCAGAGCTGGGCATGACACGCTCCTTTCTGGCCCGCATGGCGCGCGTCAGCCCTGCCACGCTTTCCCAGGTGCTGAACGGCAAGTACCCGACCGACCCGAGCAAGCAGATTCGCCAGATGCGGGATGCGCTCAACACCCACGTGAACCGCGCTTCTGTGACCGCGACGCCGTATGTCACTACCAGCGTCTACCAGATGGCGGTGGTGGTGTGCGATCGGGCGCGCAAGTACCGTAACTTCGGGGTTCTGTGCGGTTACGTGGGCGTTGGCAAAACCGGCAGCATCAAGCAATACCAGCGCGACAACGCGCACACCATCATCCTGGAAGCCAACCCGGATATGTCGCCCAAGGTCATGCTGGACGAGCTGGCGAAGGCCCTGTCTGCGCCGACCTCGCGATCCATGGACGGCAAGTTTGCGGCGATTGTCGACGCCCTGGTCGACACGACCTATCTCCTGATCATCGATGAGGCCGAAACGATGATGCCGCGCTGCCTGCACTACCTGCGCCGCATCCGCGACAAGGCAGGCGTCGGGATCGTCCTGGTGGGCACGGATCGCCTGCAGCAACTTATCAAGCCGTCATACGGTCAGTTCGACCAGATCCGTTCCCGCGTGGGCTTCTGGCCGCAGGTGATCAAGGGGATTTCTCGCGAAGATGCCGACGCGCTGGCCCAGGCGGCGCTGGCAGACCAGGGTGAGCTGCCCGAGGACGCCCTGGAAGCGCTGTGGGGCTACTGCCGCGGTTCGGCCCGCATGCTGATCGAGAACTTCATTCCGGCGCTGCGTGACTACGGCCTGAAGCGTCATGCCATGTCGGCCGATCTGGTCCACGCGGTCGCCCGCGATGCGCTGCTCCTGGGCGACGCTCGCGCGCTCTGAGAGGTGATCCGAATGCAGACCAAATCCACCCGTGCAGGCGTATCCGTCCACGCCACCCCGCAAGGCATGGAAGTCAAGGCGAGCGGCGCAGCCGCGTTGGCCTTCCTCCGCCGCATGGCGGGCTTGCCCGAGACCGATGATGCCGAGGCAGCCAGCGCTGCAGGCATTGAATCCCAATCCGACCAGGAGGTAGACCAATCATGAAGCTCAAGGAAATCATCGCAGGCAGCCCCGCCCTGGTGGAGTTGCTGGCCGGCTGGCAAAGCGTTCGTGCGGAGGTCCGCCGCGTCCTCGCCCGTGTCCGTCTGCAGCGCGAGCTGACGAACCTGGACCGCGAAGAGGAACGCGCCGTGCATGAGGTCGAATGGCGCCAGCATGAGTTGACCCAGGCCGCGCAAAACCTCGCGCTACTGCAGGTCCGCTACGAGAACCGTCGCACGGTCCTGCGCCGCCGTCTGCATGCAACGCGGCTGGAGGCTGTAGATGCCGTTGCCTGAAGTTTGCTGCCCGGCGTGCCGTGCCCGAATGAGCCTGGATGTGCTGCTGGGCGACGACGGCGTGCGCGAAATGCTGCTGGCCCTGGTGGACATCCACCCAGCCGGCGACACCTTGGTGAAGCCGCTGCTGCGCTACATCGGCCTGTTCGGCCCGAAGAAAACGCAGATGGCAAACGGGCGCATGGCCGCGCTGATCCGCGAGCTACAGCCGGAAATGCAGGCCGCACAGGTCATCTGGAGCGGCACGGTCTACGCGGCGCCGCTGGCCCTGTGGGCACAGACCTTCGAGTACGCCGTTGCCCAGGCCGCCGCAGGGAAGCTCGATCTGCCGCTGAAGTCCCACGGATGGCTGCGTTCCGTGATGGCAAGCCAGGCGGGGCGGTCTGCAGGCGCTGCAGAGCGAGCCAAAGAAGACCAGGCGCGCGGCGTTGCCGGTGCCGGCACTCCTCCTGAACGCCGCGCCGCCAGCAGCGCGGCAAGTGGGCCGCAGATGCTGAACGCCGCGCTCCCAAAGACTCAAATGCCGGATCACGTGCGCGAAGCGATCCGCAATCTCAAAGGAAACAAGGAATGACCAACCAAACCACGCCGGGTGCCGTGCCCGAAGGCTACCGCCGCAATGCCCAGGGCCATCTGGTCCCCGAAGCCACGATTCGCCCCATCGACCTGGAGCGGGACCGCCTGGTCCGCGAAATCGTCAGCCTGGCAAAGCGCCAGCGCGAACTGCTGGGCGAGTTCAAGTCCCGGGCGTTCGGCGATGCCAATGCCTTCGTGTCCCTGTCGGCCGACATGTACGACGTCAAGATCGGTGGCGCCAAGGGGAACGTCACCCTCCATACGTTCGACGGCTCGCAGAAGGTCGTGATCGCACGGGCCGACACGATCTCCTTTGACGAACGGCTGCAGGCGGCCAAGGCGCTGATTGACGAGTGTATTACCGACTGGGCACGGGGCAGCGATCCCAAGATCCAGACGCTGGTCCAGCAGGCATTCGAAACTGACCGCGAAGGCAAGATCAACACCGGCCGCGTGCTTGCGCTGCGCCGCCTCGACATCGAGGACGAGAAGTGGCAGCGCGCGATGAACGCCATTGGCGAATCGGTGCAGACCGTCGGCACGAAGACCTACATGCGCTTCTACGAGCGCTTGGACGGCTCCGAGGCGTACACGCCGATTTCGCTTGATTTCGCCACGGTCTGAGCACCATGCACTTGATTAATTTTGCCGCGCAGTTCGCGCCGGCCGTGGAGAGTGGCATCAAGCCCCATACCGTTCGCGCCAAGCGCGCGGACGGTCGGGATCCTCAGCCTGGCGACGTCCTGCGGCTCTACACCGGGCTTCGCACAACGCAAACGCGTCTGCTCCGCCAGGAAGTCTGCGAGTACGTGAGCGAAATCCAGTTCCTACCGCCCTTGGGTGGGAAGCCTCAGGTCTTCCTGGGCGCCGAGCTGTTGACCGTCGAGCAGCTGAACGCGCTGGCCCAGGCGGATGGCTTCGAGGGTTGGCGCCCGTTCGTGGCCTTCTTCGAGAACCTGTACGGGCTCCCGTTCACCGGCAACCTTATTGGCTGGTCCGTCACGCCAGCCTACGTCCGATTGCAGTAACGCCCGCCGCGAGCGGTTCGCGGCAAATCCAATCCTCATTGAATGGAGTTTGAACGTATGAACAAGTCCCAACTGATCGAAGCCGTGGCTAAGTCTGGCGAAATGACCAAGGTGCAGGCCGGCTCTACCGTTGACGTGGTGCTCGGCGCCATCAAGACTGGCCTGCAGGAAGACGGCGAAGTCGCTATCACCGGATTCGGCGCCTTCAACGTGACCGAGCGTGCAGCCCGCCAGGGTCGCAACCCGGCCACGGGCGAGGCCATCGAGCTGGCCGCTAGCAAGGGCGTGAAGTTCAAGGCTGGCAAAGACCTGAAGGAAGCGATCGCCTGATCGATTCCTTTGCGAAACGCCCGCTTTCGCGGGCGTCTGCTGGGTGTGGTGGCCCAGCACTGATGATGCAGCCAAGGGGCCTGATATGAAGAGTTATGCGCAGTGCGAGGCGATCGTGAGAAGCCTCAGCGAAGCATTCATCGCTGGCTTAGCTGGAAAGCGCCGAGTCTTCCGTGTCAGGAGTTGGATGTTTCTGCATGCGGGCGATCCGCGCCGGCTGGACGAACAGAATGTCGACAAAGAAGAGCGTGAGAT